AGCCGGACATGACCACCTGTGTTATGGTCTTCGTGCCGCTGTTGACGTTGGGGTCGATGCCGCAGAAGTCCGCCGTGACGGTCAGGACGTTGGCCTTCTCGTAGACCATGTTCGCCTTCCAGATTTTCATGTTCTGGAAATTGCTCGGCGCGCTGGACACCAGGCTTCCGAGCGTGACACCCTTGGCGAACACGGTAGTGAAATTGTTCATCTCACTATTGGTCCACTTGAATTTAATCTGGGCCTGGAGAAGCCCGAAGCCGTCGGCTTCTACCTGCCACCCCGGCTGGGCGATAGGGGGATTAAGGCTGTCGCCGTAATTGATGGTAGATAGTGATCCCATTATCGTGAAAGGTCGTCAGGTGTGCGAGGAGCCGGGGCGTCCTTCGGCCTGGTGTTGGTTGCGGTTTCTTCGGTCGCCGTGGCGATCCGTTCAAGCGGTGTGAAGGCCACGGCTCCGAAGATGTCGCCGCCGCCCATCTGCTGCATCTGGGAAGCCGCGCCGGCTTCGGACATACCAAATGGGGACAAGATTTTGCCACCGCCCTTGAGCTGCTTCTCAAGTTCCTTGCGGGCAGCATCACGCTCGTCTTCGTCGTAATAACGCTCAAGAACAAATCTGATTCGCTCTTCATCAGTCATGTATTTTGGAGTATTCTCCAAAACTCTTTTTGCTTTTGCTTCGTCAGATTCAAACGGATTAAAAAACCCTTTTGATAAAATATTTTTAACGTCAGACTGTAGATTTTCAATTTCTTCTACAAATGTTCCTAAAATATTAACAAAAGCATTTCTTAAAATTTCCCATACTTTGTACAAATCTTGTCCAAATCTTCCCAATGCTTCTCCGGCTTCGTCTCGAAGTTTAAGGTAAGTATCAGAAGCATCCTCTACGGCCTTTGATCCAGATTGGATGATAGGAAGCATATCCTTGAATGCATCACCGAACATCTTCGTGCCGTAGTAAAGAAGCGTGGCTTCGTCCGTTCCGGCGGCGTAGGCGTCGGCCAGCATCTTCATTGCCTTCTGATGGTTGAAAGTGCCGTTGGCTACCTCATCCATTCCGACGCCCATCTTGGCTAATACGTTGGTAAGTTCACCGCCTTTGATTCTAACCTCACCCATGCGTCTAGTAAATTCCGTAAAGGAACTTACAATAGTATCCAGGCTGACTCCAAAGGCTTGTCCAAAACTCTCCATCCTGTTCAGCTCTGAAATTGATACCCCTGTTGCGATGGACATACGACGAAGCGTTTGGGCATAGTCTGCCAATTCTTTAATTTTACCCATAACATCGCCGATCATTCCGCCAAATGAATCAACAAAAGCACCTGCCAAAGCACCCATCGGTCCAGCAATTAAATTTCCAATACCCTGTGCGCTGCTTAATTGACCTGCTGCATCAGAAAACGGGTTTTCACCTGCTGCGGCAGAACCAGATAGCTCTCCAAGGGTCTTGCCGGCGTTGGCAAGACCCTTCTCCAGCTCGGTCTGGTCTAGTCCAATTGTTACTGATAGGTCGGCCATCGGTGTTAGGGTAGGTTGTTCGCCTTTTTGTAGGCTTCAATACGGGCGTCGAAATTCTCTAAATCTTTTTCCTGCTCCGTGGAAAGGATGTCGAGTTTGGCACCGTTGTAGATCGCGCTGGCGACGGACATCCAGACGGCCTCGCCTTCCGGCATCGTCCATGCTTCCTCCAGGCTGACTCCGTTACGGCAGAGGTTGGAAACGCACGACAGCGGGAAAGGGATATCCTCGTACTTCTTCACGCCCTCCTTTTCCTCCTTCTTCCAGAACTTGGGGTAGGAAAGGGAGACCTTGATGCAGCCTAGAATGATGCCGACGCAGCGCGAGTAGTACTTCTTGCTGATCGCCATCCGTGCGATGTAGAGTTTCTCGATAAATGACAGGGGACGGGCCATCTCCTGCTTGTCGTAGGTAGACAGAATCCGCGCCGCCATGACGACCTGCACCGGGTTGAACTGGTACTTTTCAGGGTCGAGGAACGGAGACTGGATGGCCTCCAGCGCGACACGGTGCCGCAGGCAGAAAGGACGAAGCGTCCTGCCGCACACCTTATCTTGGCGGGGCAGGACGGTCGTAGCCTGTAGGTATCGAGCATCCATCTTGGATGCCGCCCTATTAGGCGATCTGCTGGTACTTGACGCCCTTAATGGTGACCTTGCGGAAGTCCTTGTTCGTACCCTTGTCTTCAAGGGACTTCAGAATCCATTGAATACCGAGGTAGGTGAACTGGGTGCCGATTTCCGGGGTCTCGCCGGTCTTCAGGACGCCCTCAAGGGTGATTTCCTGAAAGAGGTCGTCCAGGCGGTCGGTGATGACACGCCCTTCTTCGTCCATGACTTCGACGTCGATCTTGAAACTCTGGGAGAGCGAGTCGGACTGGAGGGTCGCATAGGTGACCGTACCGTAAAGTCCGTAAAAATGAGCTACGCCGTAATCGATTGCTGCCATAGTCGTATGCGTTTAGCCAAGTGTCAAGGAGACGGGGGCATGACGCCCCAGACCGTGTATTCCAGCACGTTGCCATAGCGACGCTGGCTCATGCCTTCCTCGTCGTTCTCAATCCACAGGTCGTACAACTGGCCGTCCGTCGTGGGGTTCCATAATGCCTTCAAGGCCGGCACGTCGCGCATGGCCCCGATAACCTCCACGACACGGGCGCGGTGGGTTTCAAGGGTCTCGTCGTCGGCGGAGGAGTAGATGTAGAGTTTGAGGGTCGCCTTGTAGTTGCCAAGGGTCTGTGAGCCGAGGTCTTCGATATTGCTGCTGGACTCGGCATGGGCGATGATGATCGGGATGACCCGGATTTCATCGGTCACGCCCTTGTGGACGGCGACGCCTGGGAAGAGCGGCTCAAGGTAGCCGGCCACCCTGTTTTCAAGGACGGTTCGGAAACTGAAGAAGGTGGGGGTGGGCATCAGGGTGTGTTGGTAAGGGTGAAGCCTTGCAGGCGGTTGACGACGTCGATAAGTTTACCGTGATTGCGCGGGGCTTGCAAATGCTTGAGCATAACGACCCGCATGGCGAAGGCGCGGTGGTTCATGGCTTTCCGCATGAAGTGGTAGCCTTGGCTGTAGTTACGGCCCACGGTGGAGCCGAGTTTGATGACGGGGTCTGGGCCACCGAGCCTCGGCTGGTAAATAGACGTGCCTGAACCCTGCCTGCTAATCCATGCGGATGTAGGCATAGGACGCAGTTTGAGGCCGGCGTAGTACCAGCCGGACTTAAGTTTGCCGACACGCTGCTGTACCCGCTTTATGTAGGACTCGACGGGCTTCCAGTTATCGACGTAGACCTTTTCGGAAGTCTCCGTGACCTTGTAAGACTTCTTGCCGCGCCGACGTTCATGCTCGGTCTTGATACGACCTTCAGTAGTTCCCATGAAGAATCGTGTCTTCGGGGTGTTTTGCCTGGATTCGATTTGCTTGAAATAATCAAACTCTCCTTGACCGATGATACGACCCCCGGCGACCATCTTGAAGACGTAGTCGGGGTAGTGGGGAGGGGGGAGTTTGGCTTTGGCTCCAATCCAGGCGGAGAAGATACCAAGGTTTCCGGCAGCGGCCACTCCTGCGGAGGGAGCCTGATCAAGTGGTGCGAAAATCTTACGGACGTCACGGTTGACGGCATTATCTCCCTTCTTTTTGGCTTTGCTTCCAAAGCCTCCTTCTCCGCCTTTTGTGATTGCAGGCTCCGCGCCCGAAAACGGCGGTGTAAAGTCGCACATATCCTTGGCGAATAGGCCAGCTTGGTTCTTTACGATTTCGGCGATGGTCTTACGCATGACCAAGGCGTACATGGCCAGATGCTTGGCGAACTGTGTATAGTCGACCTTGATGCCCTTGGCGACTGTGACCACTTGGGCCATTACTGGACCTTGGTCTGGACTTTGACGATGACCCAGGCGGAGGGGGTGCGGTCGGTCACGGTCATAATACGGAACTCCTGACCCCCGTAGGCCACGATGTTCCCGAAGGCGATCAGCCCCGGGTTGGCGGCGGCATCGGTCCGCAGGAACTTCATGTCGAACGAGGTCTGGTTCATAAAGCCCCCCGTTTCCAAGTCCTGCATGATGGCCGGCTGCGACATCAGCGCGTTTAAGGCTACTGGCGAGCCGCCTGGGACGTTTCTGACGGTCACGGCCTTAGGGATCTCGGAAAGGATTTCCGAGGCGTCTGAAGCCCATTCGTCCGTGATTCCCGACATGGGTTTAGCCCATTGTCAAAATAAGAAACCCTCCCCCCGTGGCGCGGGGAGAGGGCTTCGCATTGTCGCTTTGGGGGATTTTAAACTCCCCCGAAAACTTACGAGGTGAAGGCGATGCGCTGGAGGGCGTTCGGGTTACCGACCGCAGAACCAACGAGCCAGAGGGCCGACATATTGTGCTTACCGGCCTGCCAGTTGTACCAGTAGCGGAGAGCGAAGGAGAACTTGCTGTCCGGATCCTGAACGACCATCTGTTCGCCACCGCCGGTGGTCGGGGTAGCAGGAACACGGGTCACGATGACGAGACCTTCCTTGCAGGAAGCCACGCCGTTGAGACCTTCGGTGAAGGCGTCGCCGGAGACAGGGAAGCCGTTGTACTCGGAGACCGAGAAACCGTGCAGTTCCTTGCTGATGGCGTTCTTCTGGATGACGTCGCTGTTGCCGTAGGAGAAGGTCTGGGCGACAGACGGATCCTGAACGAGCTGGCCCATAGCGTCGGGGCTGATGAGCAGTTTGCGACCGATGTGAGGCAGGTTAGCCTTGGTGAGGTTCTTCGCAGCGTTGGCCACGGCGATGCGGTTGAAGCCGCTGGTCGCGCCGGAGTAAGCGGCGGTGGCGAAGTTGGCGGCGGTCACCTTGGAAAGCACTTCGTCGAAGAGGGACTTCTGGACGGCGTTGGCGATCGGGGCGAAGAAGAGGCGACGGAGGCGTTCCAGGCTGAGCGTGGAGGCTTCGTAGTCGGTGAAGGCGACGTCGACATACTTCAGGTCGGCGATGGTCACCGGGACGTCCGTGGAGACAGCGTCCGAGGGGACGAAGCCGTTGGCGGCGTTGAAGGTGGTGGCCGTGAAGGAGCCGGCGTAACGGGTGTGAACCGTGGTGCCGCGCTCGGCGACGTAGTTGCCGAAGTCGGTGACGGCGATCTCGGTCAGGGGAACGAGTTCGGGGACGAGGGTGCGGAGGGACTCTTCAGCGACGAGCTGGAGGGTCAAGCCACCAATGCTGTTAGACATAGTAGGGAGTTAGGTTGGGTTGGAGAGGGAAAGGATCAGCGAAGGCCGGCGGCGCGGAGGATGGCCGGACGGTTCTTGCTGTAGAAATCAGAGGCGGCTTTGCCGTCCTTCTGCTTGAGGGCCACCCACTCGGCGGAGATATCCTCGTCGCTCTTTGAGGAGGCGGCGACTTCGGCGGGGGTGACTTCAAGGGGGGTGACGCCGACGGAGGCGGCGATGGCAGCGGCCTTCTTGCCGGCGGTTTCCTGAGAGGCGGTGATTTCCTTCGCCTGGGCTTCGGCCTTGGCGCGGAGTTCATCGGCGGCGGCGAGCTTGGCCGAGAGGTCTTCGACCTTGGCGGCGAACTCGGCGAGCGAGGCGTCCTTGGCGGACATCGCAGCGGTCAGTTCTTCGACCTTGGCGGACAGGGAGGCAACTTCGCTGGCCTTGGCTTCGACCTCAGCGGTCTTGCCGGTGAAGGCTTCCTTCAGCGAGTTAAGGCGTTCTTCGAGCGTCATCTTGGGTTTAGCCAAGTGTCAAGCCTTGGGCTTGCAGTCGGTGTCCACGGGGGGGCATCCTTCGTCGGGGATTTCCGCATCATCCTCGTCTTCGTCCGAATCCGTGCCGTCGGGCTTCTTCTTCTTTTTCTTCTTCTTTTTGTCGTCGGAGATCGGGGCGACGCCGTCGTCCTTCTCACCCTGCTCGGGCGAGACATCGGCGGCTTCCACCATGTTCATGGCGATCATGGGAAACTTGTGCGGCTCGGTCTTTTCGTGCGCGGCGTACTCGGCAGGGTCGATGGCCATGTACAAGGCGTCGATGCTGTCGATGATTCCGTTGATGAGGTTCTTTTCGGCGGCTTTCTTGCCAGTCCAGCATTGACCCTGCATATCGGCGGGGTCTGCGTAGGTGCGGACCTTGAGGATATCGGAAATGAACCAGGCATGGGACTCGTCGCAGTCGTCTTGGAAGAGTTTACGCTGTTCCGGCGTAAGGGACGTGCCGGCAAATCCAGCCCCCTTGGCCCAGCCGGACTTGATGAGGTCGACGCTGACGCCGTCTTGGGCGAACGCCGCCTTCATGTCGTAGAACGGGATGTAGACGCCGATGGAGCCGACGGTGGCCGAGCGGCTGGCATAGACCTCATCGCATTGGCTCATAATCCACATGGCTGCGGAGCAGGACTGCTTGGAGGTGTAGCCGATGGTGTGTTTGACGCACTTGCGGATACGGGCGGCGAGTTCGGGGACGCCGGTCACCGTGCCGCCAGGCGAATCAAAGTCCATGATGATATGCTCGATGGAAGGGTCACGCTCGGCTTCCTCCAGCATCTCCTCGACCTCTTCGACGTCGCAGGCACCCATCATTTTTTCCAGCTCGGTCAGGCCGGAGCCAATCACGCCGCGCACGGGGATGCAGGCGACCTTCCCCGACTTGACCATCGTCGGGCGGGGGCCGAAGAGCATCTCCATCATGTCCTCAATGTCGCCGTTAGCCTTGAGATCGGAGGGGGAGATTTCGGCCACCTTGTCGAGGTAAGCCTTGGCCTTCGCCGGCTCGATGAGGATCGGGGCGAAGGTCTTGAATGCGTTGGAAAGGGAGTACATGAATTATTTGTTGAAGGTTTCTTCGTCGTCCGGGTCGACGTCGTCTTCGACGATCTTGTCGCCGTCGTCCATCTTCGCAGGCTCCTCGTCGGCGACGGAGGCGTTGATGTCGGCGGGGGCGACGTTCTGCGGCTTGTAGAGCATCGAGAGCGGCACGTCGAACTCCTTGGACAGGTCGAGCAGGTAACGCTTCTCGGCGGCGTTCTCCCGCATCTTCTCCTTCGGGTCCAGACCCTCTTCAAGGTAGTTGTCGGTGAGGCTCTTGAGGCCGGACTCGATGTCCATGCGGTTCTGCTGCGCGTCACGACCGGCGTCGACGGTGACACGGCGGGGCGTCGTCCAAGAGACGTTCGTCCAATATTCGGTCGAGCGAAGCAGGCCATCCTTGATTGCACATCCGATGACGTAGCCCCAGACGGGGGTGAGGAAACGCTGGATCATCACCTGCTGACGATGCGAGAATTTGCGGTCGGCCTTGGCCACCACGAACCTCATCACAGCACCCCCTGCCTTCGTCGGATTCGCGCTGAATTCGTACGGGAGCATCCCTGCGAGCGAATCTCGCTCAAGGTGTTCGATGAATCCGTCGAAGGTCTTGTTCGGTCGGTTCGATTCAAAGGACTCCAGGCGTTCGCCGGGTGCGAGGGCCAGCACCTTGCCGCCGAGGAAGGTGGAAGCCTGGCTCGGGTCGGTCATGCCGTCGCCGTAGTCCTGCGGCTTCATGCCGAAGGCTTCAAAGTCGGACTGGGTGCCGTCGAAGTTCGGATTCTCACGGGTGATCGTGCGCGTGATGTCCGACGCCGTCTTCACGGCGAGCTTTTCGAGAGACAGGATTTCCAGCATATCGACCAGATTGTTGATCGAGTGCTGGAGGGGGCTGTAGGCTCGCGCACCCGAGGCCAGCTCGGGTTCGTAGAGGTGCATCACGGCGTTCGCCGGCACCAGTCGGCTGGAGCCGTCCGAACGGATGATATTATAGAAAATAGGCTGTCCGTACGGTCCGAACAGGATTCCGTCCACCATGCCCGGAGGCACTTCGCTGTTCGACGAGTTGCCGACACGGTGGCTCTCGATGACCTGAAGGCGGGGTTCGCCGCCGGGGCCACGGGTCTTCACGATGAAGCACTCGCCGTCACGGTCCATCAGGCGGCAGCAGATGTGCTGGAGTTCAAAGAAAGAGAAGCGGCCCGTGATGTCGCAGGCACGGGAACCCCATTGCTTGAAGTACGCTTCGGCGGCGTCGTCCCACATCTCGTCGCCGGACTGGGCCTGGGGCTTGATGCCTCCGCCGACCGTGTAGAGGGCCATGTCCGACAGCACCTGACGGATCAGACCGGCGTTCAACTCCAACCAGCGCATCTTGCGCGTGGTCTCCATGCGGTCGAAGACCGTCATGGTCTTCTTGAAATCCTGCGGCCAAGACGACCAAATCCATGAACGCTTGTTGCTGAACTTCGCCGACTCGAAATTGGAGAAGATGCCCGGACCCGAGCCGCCGCCCGTCGCCTGCTTCTGCGGCACCGTCACATCGGCCACCTTGGGCGTCTTGGGTTTCTTGGCCTGCGGGATGGCAGGCTTGCTCGGCTTTTTGGGTCGCATCAGAGTCCTCGGAAGTTATTGAGCATATTGATGACCCGGACACGGTCGACGGAGCCGTAGGTCTGGGGGTCTTTGACCATCAGCGCGTAGCGGCATTCCACCAAGACGGTGGAGATGTCCATCGGGAACTCCTTGGTCACGGTCGTGCCGCTGTCGGAGTATTCCATCATGGTCTTACCCTGCTTGAGCAGTTCCTTCGCTTTGGCGACAATCTCAAGGATGTCGCAAATGTCGAAAATAAGGAAGATACCTTGGGGTCGTGCCATTTGCGTTTAGCCCCGTGTAAAGGGGCCGGCTGACCCCACCCCATGTACGATCCACAAGAGCCACCCGTGGTGTGTATGTCGAGCCAGCCGGCTTGCCACCAACCATGCGATGAGCCTGAAGGTCGTCAAGCGGTTTCTTCCTCGGTCTGCTTTTCGTCGGGCTTGCGGTCCTCGGGCTTGCCGCCACGGTTCTTGCCGCGCCCGATGAGCTTGGCCATCATGGCCGGCACCATGCCGATGACTTCGGCGTCCCAGAGGTGGTTCGCCCGTTCGCCGATGGGAAGCCAGATGGCTTGGCCGTTGGCCTGGCGGGTGCGGTGTTCCGACTGCATCTGCTTGCGGTACTCGTCGCCGGCGTCCTCGGGGTAGGTGTGATGACCTGCGCGTCGCAGGCGGGTGATGGAATCCTTGAAGTACAGGTTCGAGAACAGGTACAGTTTGCAGGACGCCTGGCCGACTTGGATGACCTTGGCACGGGCGTAGGGTCGGTAGGCCACCTTGATGCCGTAGGGCGTCTGGATACGCCAAGGGAATTCGTTCTGGTACGAACCCTTGGTGGCGTTCCATCCGAACCTCGCGCACATTCGGTAGACGGTGTCGGTGTTGGGGCCGTCGCCCGAGTCGACGAAGACGAAGAAGTCGGCGACCTCAAGTCGCTTCTGGGCTTCACGGACTTCCTCGTCGGTGTCGCAGTAGCCCCATTGCACCATGCGTGACTTGCCGTCGACCGCCCACGCACGGACGATCCAGTAGAATCCCTTTCGCTGCACGTCGACCGCCATGAAGCGAAGCCGTGCGAACTGCTTGGCCTTCTTGTACTCGTCACGGAAGGGCGGATCGGCGAGCTTGCTATCGACCATGAAGCCCTCGTCCTCCCAGGCGTCGAGCATCTTGTAGCCCTGCGGCATGACTTCGCCTCCGCCGTCATCCGGGTCATCCGACCACGACAGGGCGAGACGCTTCTGCTTGAATTCCCGACGGGCGACATCGTCGCCGTGTTCCTCGAAAGCCTGCTTCGCACGGATGGCCATCTCCGCCAACTTGCCCCAATCCAAGCCCCATTGCGCGCAGAGGGAATTCCAATGGAATCCGACCACGCCCTTGGGAGCGTTCTGGTTCATGGGGATGTATTCGCCGGTCAGGTTCAGCTCGGCCCTGACCTCAAACGAGTCACGATAGCGGTGCTTGCAGGACTTGCACTCGTAGGTGCAACCGGCCTTGACCTTGTCCAAGTTCCATCCGTTCGGCTCCTTGGCGTCTTCAGGGTAGATCAACTGCTCCCACTCCCATGCTTGGCGCGTACCGCATTGCGTACATTTGAACGTCCATTCCCGGCGGTCGGATTGGTTCCAGAGGTCGGTGATGTCGTCGCCCTCGACGCCGCCCTGCGAGACGAGCAGCGACTTGCCCTGCCAGATGAACGCCGTGCGACGGGCCAAGGCTTCGTTCAGGTGACCTTTGGGCCATAGCCAGACTTCGTCGCCGCCGAGGAAACGGATGGAACGACGCTGGAGGTTCTTCTTGTTGTTCGCACCCAGCACCCAGCAGGTGTTCCGCTCGAAACGGGTCTTCTTCCATTGGTTGCGTTCGGAGTCCTCAAGTTTGGCCACCGTCGCCGGCGTGGCTTCCCACATCGGACGCAGTCGGTCCTTCTGCCAGTCTTGGGCGTTGTCGTCGACGTCCTGCAAGAGCAGCGTAGGGCCAGGCGACCGCGCCGGGATGAACGTCGACCACAGTTCCAGCAGGGATGACTTGCCCATCTGGACGGCACCCATGACGACGACGGTGGTGATCTCGGGGTCGGTCAGCGCGCGGAGGATGGGAGCGAGGAACGGCGTGGACTCCACTCGGAACGGACCGGGCTGCGGCGAGCCGGGGACTTCGCGCACGTTGGCTTCCAGCCAGGCGACGATGTCGCCTTCGGGGTCGGGCGTCATCATCGCACGGATGTGAGCCTCGAAAGTATCGACTGTCTTCGGGTCGATGATCATTCGACTTCGTCGACGGAGTCCTCGTCTTCCACCTCGATGGGTTCTTCAGGGTCGACTTCCTTGACGACGGCCTGCTCCGCATAGCCGGCGGCGGCGGACAGACGCTCCAGCATCTTCTTCACCTCGTCGTCGATGGCCTTCATCGCACGTCCCGGGTTGTCGGGGTTGACCCTCGACGCCAGTTTAGTGCCGAGCTGGGTGACCTCTTCACGGACTTGCGCGAACACTCGCCCGAACCTTTCGATGGCGGTCTGGGTGCGGATGTACTCCCGGCTGGCGATCTGCCTCGCCTGGAGTTCCTTCTCCAACGTCACCAAGGTCTTCACCAGTTTGTCGTAGGTCGCATACGACTTGCTGGCGTCGGGCGAGTTGCTGCCGAGGTCGTCAAGATACTGCTGATACGCCAGAGCCTTCAGTTCGCGCTGACGCTCGACGGTCTCGTTGAAGTCCTTGTCTGGGCGGACGGCGGAACCCATGCGTCCGGCACCTCGGGCCATGTACCACGATTCGGCGGCTTCGATGGAGTCGATGGGCATCCCCTGCTGGATGAACTTGTTGATGGCCTGCTTGGTGACGCCGAAGCGTCCGGCTAGGTCGATGGGTCTGACCTTTTCGCTCATGGGAGTTCTGGTAGTGGCATCCAATGGGTTACTTTTACAAATCCATTTCGGACAGAGTTAGCCAAACCGTCCCATCCTTTTTCGGCATCGCTCCAATAGGTAATCTTGATGTACTTTGAATTGTCTTCAAAATACTCGAAACATACGAGTATCCTTTTTTCCATGTCAGCCGTCTCAATTGGTTGCCAGTCGCTCATCGCAGTTTCTTCCTCCGCGCCACGGAAAGTTTCTTACACGCCGATTCGGACTTCATGTACATCGACGGCGGAAGGGCGAGGTTACGCTGGATGGTCTTCACCCGGGCGGAGATTGCGGCGCGGGTCAAGCGGTGCTGATTGGCCAGAGCCGTCATGGTCGGCTGGTCGGGCATCCCGAGGGCGAGCTTGATGCACGTCCCGTGCAGCCTGACTTCGGCGTGGGTCGACATATCGATCACGGCGATCACCTTGCGGAGGATGTCCAGCACCATCTCCTGCGTGAAGAGTCGCTCGCTCATCTCCGTGTACGTCCTTTCGCGCATCTGCCATTGCACCGCTTGCAGTTGGTTGATGTCGTAGCCTTCGCTCCTCGTCTCGTCTTCGTGGTCCGACACGGGTTCGCCTCCGAAGTAACGATGAGCGTGGGGAACCCCGGCATCGTCAGGGTTTCGGTGGTTGAATCCAGTCGCCTCCAATGCCGAGCGTTCCGCTTTCGACAGTCGTTTCCAGAACCTTTGGTATTCGTCATAGATTGGCATCTTCGCTCGGAGGACATAGCAAGTCCTCGATCTGGCTGGCCACCGACAGCATGACCGCCGCCTCGCAGATGAGCAGTTGCGAGACTTCCTCGTCTCCGCTCTGCTCTTGGATGTGCGCGGCCCGGATGATGTTCAGCCCGCCGATGCGACGCAGGTGCCGTGCGTCGGCGATGAGCGTCTCGCAGGCCGCTCGGAGTTTCTCTTCCCCCATGTCGTTGTTTCGTACCACGCCGTCATGGTTACGCCCGACATCGGCCAAGTCAATCGGCTACCCGTGTCGTGGAAATATCAAACCGTTGTCATCCCGGGCGAGCATCCCGTGACGCATGGCCTTGCGAATCTTGTTCCAGGCGTCCTTCTTCGTCAGCGGCTCGTCGTAGCACCGTCCCCACTCGGCGGCGAACAGGTCTCGGATTTCGTGGGCGCGGTAGCCACGGTCGGCGGGGATCAGGTTCAGCACCGCCTGGACGAGCTGGGCGGCTTCCTCCGACTTGGCCGTCCTCGCCTCGTTCAGCCGGCTGATGTGTTCGCGCATCCGCTCGGGCGAAAGACGCCACGCCCTCGCCCAAGGCGACTCGGGACGACGGGTGATCGGAGGTCTGCCACGGCGACGGAAGGGGCGGAAGGGTTGGCTCATTGGCCAGACATTTAGCCTACGCCCTCAAAGGCGTAAAGGCTATAATGGCTTGGCCATTATTTACTTTGTTTACTCTCCCTGTAAAGGGAGAGACAAAGTAAATGAATTGTCTATATGTCTTGCTACTGTGGTTGCTACTGTGGTTGCCTAGACCAACATAGTAGCAAAACATATGGTTTTTGCAGGTTTACCCCCGGGTTTTTAACGGGGTCGGGTGGGCTTCGCCCCCCCCGCTGGCGGAGGGGGGAATAGATTCCTTAGTGGGGAGTCAATACATGAGCGCGGAATACATGATTCGCCTGGTCAGGATTCGTGAATGATGACCTGTTTACCCCGGATTCGGGGGTTCAAAAAAATTTGAACATTCGTCCGGCCGGTCCGAATCGGTCGACGTCGTCGGGCCGACGGTCGGGGTCGGGGTCGTCGACCTCCAATGGTCGAACGGTCGACGTCGACGACGGTCGGGGTCAGGATAAGGCAGCTGCCCCCGGTCGTCGGGGCCGGGGTCGTCGGGGGCATGGCGGACGGGGGTCGTCCTATAGGGAACGATCGACGACGTCCCGACGGTCCGCCTGGTGGCCGGGAAGGGGTTATATAGGACGATCCCGACCCCCGGAAAACCCCGGCCGGAAAAGTTGGCGCGGGCGTTCGACATCAAAAAAATTGACGAAAAGACGTTGACGACGGACGGCCGGCCGTCCTATAAAGACGGCGAACCTAATACATACTATGATCCTCAAAACCGAACTACAGCAAAAGGCCTTTAATCACATTGCCAATTTCCAAGGCATCAAACCGAACGGACCGGGGTCGTTTTATCTAGCTGCTTGGATCATGTCTTATGACGAACGTCAGCTTAAAGAAATCCCGGTTCCTCAAATCGGCCATGCGGCGGGATGGAATGCCCGGAAATTGGTTTCTTACATGAAAGAATATCCCAATCAATCTTATACCCCTATGCGTTTGGATTATTCCGAAATTGAAATTGCCGACGTTTCCCAATTCCTTGCCTTATATGAAAAGACGTTCGGCCGTCCTATTTCCGGCCAAGTTTAACTTTTGCGCGTAAACTTTTACCCATAAAAACCATGAAAACCCCCGAACAAATCCGACAGATCGTCGACAACGCAATCAATACGGCCATGGGCGAAATCCAAGGCATGATTGATCCCGAAAACCTGACGGATTCAGGAATGCATTGTGAACTGTATTTCGATCACAAGGGTGCGGAATATCGTCGTCTTTCCCGCATAATGGAAACCTATGCAATGGCCTTGGATATTGCCCAACAGAATTCCCAAAACAGATTGAACGGAACGGGATCGGAAGCTCAGGACCGTGCAAACCGGGAATGGAATGAGAAGGCCCGGAATGAAAACAACCCCCGTTCATAATGTTGCGCGTACAATTTTAACGCAAAAACCATGAAAAAAACCCCCGATCTAATCCGCCTGGCGGCCGTCGTCGTCGTCTTTACGGCCGTCGTTTATCTGTTGGCCGATCATTCCGACGTCGTCCTTAATTGGATTCTTGAATTGTTAGATAACCCTAATTTCTAAACCCATAAAACCCATGTCTAAATATATCATTCCCCTACCCCTTGAACATTCCGTCGGAATGGTTCGGACCTATCTCCATTGCGTCGACCGCCGGCGTTTGAACTGTTTTGAACATGAGATTAATAAGCTCATTTCGGACGACGATTGCATGGAACTGTTGACGGAAGTTTTACGTTCCCGGTTTTACGACGACGTAATCATGCGTTCGGGAACGTCCCATGATCCCGTCTTTATCGACCGCCTGGAGGAAAGGGAAACCGCCGTTGAAAAGTTTTTCGCAACGCAACCCCATATCATGGAAACGTTCGAACGGGAATTCACGGCCGTCTTCGAATTTGCCTTTCTTAACATTCGTTCCGAAGACCTTCCCTAATCCGGCGCGGACAAATTTTCCCATGAAACCCATAAAACCCATGATCAAAAAACAGAAAACGACGACGGCCGACGTCATTCCTTCGGCCGTAAACCTATGTCCCCCGACGTCGGCCGGTACTACCGGCCCGGACGGTGGACATTACGGAAGCGGTCGTCCCCGTCTTCCCTATTCCGTTCCCCCGTCTCTCCTTTCCGTCAATGCGGATTCGAAGACGATCAAAGGAACGTCGTTCGGATTCCTCACCGGGATCCTTTACCTTGCCCCCGGTCAGCTTGCCGGGGTCGGGAACGTTTGCCCCCATGCGTCGAATGGTTGCCTTTCCTCATGTCTCTTTACGGCCGGACGTGCAGGGATTTTTAAAGCAATCAATGTTGCGCGTATTAATCGGACTAGGTTTTTCTATTACGAACGGGAAGCATTCCGAGCTCAGTTGGCCGGAGAAATTGCGGCCGTCGTCCGTAAGGCGGAACGGGAAGGGTTGCGGCCGGTGATCCGTTTAAATGGCACGTCGGATTTGCCATGGGAGAAACTTGCCCCCGATCTCTTTACGCAATTCCCGGAGGTTACATTTTACGATTATACGAAAAACATCCGAAGGGTTTCCGCCTGGGCGGCCGGTGAATTCCCGAAAAACTATTCCCTAACGTTTTCCCTTTCCGAATCAAACCGGGATCATGCGAAAATGGCCATTGCGTCCGGGGTCAATGTGGCGGTCGTTTACGACGGGCCGACGATCCAAGGGAAACCCCTTGCGTTGAATAACGGAATGAAACCCCGGCCATGGTTTAGCGCGGACGAATCTGATTTGAGATTCTTGGATTCCGTCGGGAAAGACGGTCGGGGTCGTTTCGGGATTCTTAGGGCGAAGGGGAAAGCAAAGAAAGACGAAACAGGTTTCGTCGTCCGCATGAAAGGGGTTTCCCATGTCTAATCGTTACGAGCAAGAATCCCGAATTACGAACGTCTCTCATTCCTTAGAAATTGACGTTACGGATTCGGTAGAATTGGCCGATCAAACGTTTTTCCTAGTTTCCGACCGGGAAGCTAAACGGATTTCGTCCGCCTGTTTCAAACGTTACGCATGGTTTCCGGTCGACGTCCTTTCCGACGTCCGCCTTCCGTCGCCTGGTAAGGGAATGAAGTGGATTGCGACGGAGATATTCCGGCCGGTCGACGAACGGGAAGCCATGTCGGCCGTTTACGGAATGACGTCGACGGACGACGTCGAACGTTTGTTTGAGATCGTCGAATTCCTTTCCTTACATCCTGAGCTTTTGACGAATGGTCAGGCTATGCGCGGATTCGAAACCCTTAAAAGCTACGTTGAAAATGCGTAATTCCCAAGGGTTTGAATTTTACCCCGGCCGACGAATGAGAGTTGTTTGTCGGGATAGGGTAATCCGTTCGGCCGTCCTAACGGGATATGCGTCGGGGGTAATCCCGGCCATGGTTCAAGTTTCCGTTAACGGTCGACGTCGTTCCGTTTCTGGTTTCATCTATCGAAACGATCGGCCGGACGAAACGGCCGGATTTCAATTCGAGGTTTGCTTTCAAGCCACCGGCCGGAATGCGGACCTAATCCCTTGGACGTCGCACAAACCCCGATTGGCAAACCTTGCCCGGAGTTTGGCGCTTACGTCTTCATGGGGTTTATCGTCGCCTGGTTACGCATGGGACGTTCCGTCGGATCATGCGTTCGGTTTGTCTAAGGTTTGTCGGGATCGTTTAAACGGATTGCCTTTGCCTAATAAGGGGTGGCCGTTCCGTCGGATTCTGAAATCCCTTTCGACGTCGGACCTGCTAAAGCTTGAAAAGTTTTTCATTCTGGCCGGACGTTTGTTTGAGCTTCATGGAGAATAGGCCCGACGATCATTCCGCCCCCGTTGCAAACCCCGGACGTTCCGGGGTTTTTCTTTTCCCTAATGCGTCGACGTCCAACGTTAACGCATTTACCCCTTTCCCTTTTCCGCCTGGCGGCCGTTTGTATGTCGGCCATGTCTTCCCCTTCCCCTTTTCCCGTCCGGCCGTGGCAAGCTTGCCTTACCCCTTTATTCGGGGTCGACGTCGTCCGTTAAACGTTGCGCGTAAACTTTTGAGACAAAAAACCGGGGTCGACGACGTCGGCCGTCCGTCATTCCGACCCCTTCCCGTCCGTCCTAAGACGTCGGCCGTTCCCGGTCGTCCTTTCCCCTATCCCGGCCGTCGGACGGCCGTCATGGCGGTCCTATCCCCTTTCATGCGTTCGACCCCGACGGTCGGACGTCAAACCCCGACGGTCGACCCCGACGGTCGACGGTGGACCCCGATCCCGACCCCCGACGACCCCGGTCGACCCCGGTCGGACGGTCGACGACGGCCGGTCGGACGATCCCGACGGTCGACGACGGTCGACGACGACGGCCGACGGCCGACGGCGCGGAATAGAAATGGGGGTTTACGAATCTAAGGTAAGTAACTTACCATTCATTCGAATGATAGGCTGCGAGCTAATGATTTAATCATAGGTAATGATATCATGTTTCGACCCCGATTGTAAAAATTGTAAAATCGGGGGGGGTCGCCAGGCGGAACTCATACTGACCCTCGCCAAAAACCGATTTTTTTCGTTTTCCCCATAAAAAATTCATTTTCAGGGGCGTGACCCCGGATTTTTTTCGGATTTTCCTACGCATTTTTGCGGCGATAAATCGGCCATAATCTCCGCGCCGTCGACCCGTCGAACCGCCAGGCTGATTGGCGTTAATAACAGATTGGCCAATTAAAGCGGAAGTCGATTGGCGTTAATAACGCCGGCAAAGCATGGCCGACGCGCATGATCCGAAAACGTCGACCCCCTGAAATATTGCGACCCCTTTTATTTTTCGGAAGGATTTCCCCCCCTCGGGGTATAAATATTTCATTGCCTTTGTTTTTTCGGGCGGTACCCCTAGGGGGATGACGAATCCATTATTGATGACGCTGGCTGCGACGCTTGCGGCCATGCCTGCGGAAGCCCGGGAGAAGGCCGAACTGCTCATCCTGACGAACGCCATCGGCGCGGTCGAGAGCGGCATGAACTACGCCGCCGTCGGCGACGGCACGAAAGCGGTCGGGGCTTGGCAGGTCCATGTCGCCGCCTGGATTACGGCCAACCAATGGCGTGAGAAGCACGGCCTGCCGAAGATCAGCCGGAAGGAGTGGCGGGTGCCTGAGAACCAGCGGGCGATTGCCGTGGCCTATGTGACGTGGTGCCGGGAGCGGCTCGTCGACGACGGCATCCTGAAGCCTTCGCCTGAGCAGATTTATCTGGCTTTCAGCATGGGCTTCAGCGGGGCGAAGGCGGTAGGCCACTCGCTGGTCACCGCGCCGAAGGCGAAGGCCGATGCTGCGGAGCGGGTGGGCAACATCTACCGGGAGCTGACCAAATGAGCGGCTGGAAACCTATCAGCACCGCACCCGAAGGAGTCTGGGTTATTGCCCTCGACCCGAAGGTGGGGGAAATCTTTATGATTCGTCGTATCGAATCCAAGTACGAGGTTGAAGGCCATGACTGCATGAAATATACCGATCAAGAATATAACCCTGAATACTGGATTCCTTTTCCTGAACTACCATGAAGTCCTACCTCTGCATCGACCCGGGGGCGTCCGGCGGCTGGGTGCTGGACGAAGGCTCCCAGATTACTTGGGGCGACAACGACGGCCTGGTCGAACTGTGTCCGCCGATCAACACGACGGTGGTCATCGAGAAGGTGCCGGCGTTCGTCGGCCCTATCCCGGCATCGGCGTCGTTCAAACTGGGCTACTCCTACGGCTGGATTGTCGGCCTGTGGCAGGGGCGCGGATTCAAGGTCGTGCTGGTGACCCCGCAGGAGTGGCAGAAGACGATGGGCGTCGGCACGAAGAAGGGCGGCGGGCATAGCACGACGGAATGGAAGAACGTCCTGAAGCGGGAGGCCCAGCGTCGCTTCCCCAGCGTGGAAAAAATCACGCTCAAAACTGCTGACGCTTTTTGCTTGCTCTCCCACGCGCAGCAATTCAACCTCTGACTTCTCCTCCCATGATCACGAAACTCATCAAGACCCCGCCGGCTCGCCTGCTGGCTTCCATCCCTGACACCGAGTACGTCGTCCTTTCGGACGGCACCGTGGCGCGTCGGCTCAAGCCCTACGTCGTCAACACGAAGGTGTCCTACAACATGATGCTCGACGGCGTCCTCCGCCGGGTGTCCAGCCGCAAACTCCTCGCCGCCGCCAAGGCCGTCGCCTGATATGAAAGACAGAACCTTCATCATCATTGGAATCGTCTGTGCCGTCGCCTGCGTAGTCCTATGGGCACGAATGAATAGCACCAGGCAGACGCTCAAGGGCATTACCTCAAGGGTCAGCGGACTGGAGCGCAAGGTTACCCTGTTCGACGCCAACGGCAAAGCGATCCGCTCTTGGGATATCAACAGCACCTACAGGGCTGACGGCACCGGCATCGACTTCATCGACAAAAACGAGAAGTTCGTAGCCATCAATGGAACCTTTATCGTCGAAGAAAAATAACATGGAAAACAACGAACTCGTCCCCGTGACGCCCCAGTCGCACGACCTTGCCGCCGCCGGCGTCTACGACCGCATCTCCGACCCGATGCAGGCGATCAAGACCCTCGGCTTGGCCATCTTCAAGTCCGGCATCTTCGGCCTGGATAAGCCCGAACAGGGCGAGATTCTGGCCATGCAATGCATGGTCGAAAAGAAGTCCCCGCTGGAACTGGCGCGGACGTACCACTTCATCCAAGGGCAGCTCGCCATCCGCTCCGACGCCTTGCTGGCCAAGTTCCAGCAGGCCGGCGGCACCGTCGTCTGGACGGAGCGATCCGACGAGAAGGTGAAGGCCACCTTCCGCAAGGGGTCGTCGTCCGCCGACATCGTAGCCGACATGAAGGAGTACGTCGGCAACGGCACCGCGCTGGGCAAGGACGGCAAGCTCAAGGACAACTGGAAGAAGTGGCCGCGCCGGATGTTGACCGCCCGTGCAATCAGCGAAGGCGTCCGCCTCATCGCCCCGGAGTGCTGCTTCGGCACCTACACCGTCGAAGAACTCGACGCCACGCCCTCCCGCCCCGTCGCCCGACAGAATACCCTCACGCTCGACGAACTCGTCCCTGAAGCCAAGCGGGACGCCGCCGTCGAAGTGCTGCGGCAGGTCGGCCACTTGACTCCCGAGCAGGGATGGGCAGACATCTCGCAGGACTTGGCCGACACCCTTTGCAAGAAGCCTGGCCCGTTCCTTTCCGCCGTCGACTCGCATCTTTCCCTATGAGCCACACCCCCGAAGAAATCATCCACGAATTCAAGCCCCTGCCCGACCGCTCGCCGGAAGAGCAGGTGAAGGCGTTGACCCAGATCGTCCACCAGATGAGCCAGAACTGTTTCGAGGTACGCCTTGAGCTGAACGACCTGCGCGAGAAGAACGTCGAACTGATGAAGGAAATCACCTACCTTCGCAGTTACGCCATCCCGGCCGCGCTGGCCAATTTCGGAACCCTCACCAAAAACTGAAATGGACGAAACCAAACTCCTCATCTGCCTGAACATCTTCCTGACGTTCGTGTGCCTCCTCCTCATCGATTCCAACCGCAACCGATAATTCCCATGAGCAAACAAATCCCCGACGAAGAGTATAACAACCATCCCGGCCTGAGCCAAAGCGGAGCCAAGGAACTGCTGCGGTCTCCCGCGCACTACCTCGCCTACCTCGACCGTGACCGTACGGAGCAGACGCCTGCCCAGCGGCTCGGCTCCCTGATCCACCTCGCCTCGCTCCAGCCGAAGGTCTTCGACGCCACCGTGGTCGTCGCCCCGGACTGCGACAAGCGCACCAAGGAGGGAAAAGAAATCTGGGCCGCATTCCAATCCACCCTTCAGCCTGGCCAAGAAGCCATCAGCCAGAAGGACGGCGAGCTGGTCACCAATGTGTCCATCGCCGCCCGTGCCGGCCTTGACAAACTGATGAAGGACTTCGACGGCGAGTCGATGATCACCGAAGTCCCGATGGTCGGACGTGTCAACGGCACGGACATCAAAGGCAGGCTCGACGCCATCATCACGACGAAGAGCGGCAAGCGTATCGTGGTAGACATCAAAACCACGATGGACGCCGGCGCGAATTCGTTCGGTCGTGATATTGCCAACTATATGTATTTCTTGCAAAGTGCGTGGTATATGACGCTGGCCCATGCGGACCAGTTCGTCTTCCTCGCCGTCGAGAAGGACTTCCCGAATTGCTGGGCGACGTATACGCTCGACGAGGCCGCGCACCAGAAGGGTCTCGCCCTGATGAACTCCGCCATTGACCTCTTCGCCTCCTGCAACAAGTTCCGGCAGTACCCGGGCTATCCGCAGGAAGTCCAGACGCTCGCCCTCCCGAAGTGGGTGCAGTAATTTCCACCACCATGCTATACATCAAAGTCCACAAATACGACGCCGACAAAAACCCGGTGTTCATCAATCCTGAATGCATCAGCTCGTTCGCTCGTAACGACGCACACAATGCGACGGTCATCTGCGAGCAGCACGGAACGAGCTGGTGGGTGTCCGAGACGCCCGACGAAATCTTCGGTATGCTCAAGGACGTTGCCCGTAATCAGTTCGACAACTTGGTCGTCGTCGACAAGAAGGGTTCCACCGTCCACCTGATTCCCGAGGTTGAATAACTCTCCCCCAAACCACAACCCATAACCCAATACCATAACATGGCATTCAAGTTCAACCCCAACGCCGCCGAGGATCGCAAGTACGTCTCCAAGGCCGGCACCTACACGGCGACCGTGCAGGGTGCGAAGCAGGACTACCTCCCGCCCCGCGCCGACCTGTACGCCCGCATCACCTTCGTGACTAACGAAGGCGAAACCGTCTTCGGCGACCTGTTCGCCAAGCCGGACAAGAACGGCGGTCACGAACGCCTGGAGCAGTTCCTTGCTGCTTCGGCCACGGACGAGGAGGTCAAGGAGTACGTCGCCGGCGGCGAGCTGGAGGTCGACGAGACCTTCCTTGAGAAGATTCTGGCCCGTGCCAAGGGTCGGACGCTCAAGGTGCGCGTGACCGAGCGTAAGTACACCAAGAAGGACGGTTCGGAGGGGGTGGCCTACCAGGCGTCCTTCTTCACCCGCCTGCCCGGTGGCCCCGCCCAGAACCCCTTCTAAAGGGGGGTAAAGCCGGTACCGAAGGGGGAACGAAAGTTCCTCCTTTTTTGTGCTTGTGTTGCCGACGCCGATGCACACAACAAAGAACGCCACCCGATTATATACCCATGAAGATCACCAAAAAACAGGAACTCGCCCTCGCCCTCGCCGAATACAAGGAGTGCATCAACATCAGCCTGCTCAAGCCGGAGTTCGCCAACGAATGGGCTTACTCCATCTGGACTTGCAAATGGCCCTACGACGCCGGTCAGGTCACCAACTGCCACGGCGGCGAGCCTAACCGCTATTGGTTCGACAAGCGTATCTCCGCTTCCGAACTGCGCGGTTGCGTCCAACTCGACCCGACCTGCGAGCATATCGTCCTTGTCCGTGGCGGCAAGCGTCCGCAGTATACGATCCTCGACGCCAACAAGTACCGCACCGTCGTTGCCGCCTAACATGGAACTGAAACTTCGAGACTATCAGGAAGCCGCCGTCACCGCCGCGCTGTCGCACCTCGCCAAGGGCGTCAACCCGCTGGTGATTGCTCCGACGGGTGCCGGCAAGACAGTCATCGCCTCCAGCATCATGCACCGCTGGCAGGCCGGCACGAACCGCAAGTGCTTCTTCGTCGCCCACCGCAAGGAACTGATTGACCAGGCGGCTGCGACGATGACCCGTGCCGGCGTGGTCGGCGAAGCCCTCTCCGTCTTCTCCGCCGACTTCGACCATATCTCCGCCGAAGACAAGGCCACCGCGCTGGTCGTCTTCGACGAAGCCCACCATGCCGTCGCCTCGTCTTGGGCCAAGTTCAACGCAGCCTTCACCGGCCCGAAGGTCGCCGTTACCGCCACGCCTGACCGACTCGACCGCCAGCGTCTGGAGACCGTGGGCTTTGAGACCGCCTACGAGATCGCCATCCGCACCCTTATCGAGCAGGGCCACCTCGTCCGCCCGATGGCCCAGAAGATGCCCGTCGAGATGAGCCTCATCCGCCTGCGCGGTTACGAGGACGCCTTGGAAGCGGTCGCCGACAGCATCGTGACCGAGCTGAACCGCTGGGACCGTAAGAAGGCAATCGCCTTCCTGCCGGACGTCGACTCTTCGCTCCGCCTGGTCGCCCATCTCCGCCAGCGCGGCGTCGAAGCCGGCCACGCCGACGGCAGCACCGGCAAGTTCCGTGCCGGCACCGTCGACGCCTTCAAGAGCGGAGACCTCCGTGTCCTTTGCAACGTCAACCTGTTCACCGAAGGCTTCGACGCCCCGGAGACCGATTGCGTCATCCTGCTGCGTCCTACCCAGTCCCGCGCCCTTTGGTGCCAGATGATTGGGCGAGGACTCCGTACGGCCCCCGGCAAGACCGATTGCCTCATCCTCGACCCTATGTGGATCAGCGGCGAGAATTCCTTCACGCCGGCGGACGCCTTCACGGTTCACCCGCAGGCCAAGTCCGCCCAGATTCAGGGTTCGCATGACCCGCTGGAAGCCGCGCAAGGTTGCGACCGCCAGGCGGAGGAAGCCATGCTCCGCCGTATCGCCGCCGAAGAGCAGCGGTCGGCCACGAAGGAGGCCAAGGAACTGGGGCTGGTCGACCTGTCCGTCGCCTGTGCCGTCTTCGGTTTCGTCCTGCCGGCGGCGACGTCGGACTCGTCCATGTTCCATTACCAGTCCACCGAGCTGGCCCGCTACGGCGTTTACGCCCGTGGCATGACGGCTGACCAGGCCGACTGGATGATCGCCCGTCTGAAGGCACGGGAAGCCCTTAATCTGGCCACCGTGAAGCAGGTGCGTAAACTCCAACAGTTTGGGGTGCGCGGTGCCGAGCGTCTGTCCAAGGACTCGGCGTCGAAGGCCATCTCCTCCGACTGGCGGATGCAAAAGGGCGGGAGCCGTCAGTCCCCCCTGCAAAAAATCTACGGACGAATCTTCGATAACTATGATGCCTAAAAACACCAAGCCGCTTGTCTTCATGATCACCGGCGTCGCCCGCGCGGGGAAGGATACCTTCGCCGCTTGTCTGATGGAACACTTCAATGGCAACGGTTGCCGTGCCGAGGTCTTCAAGTTCGCCGACGTCCTGAAGGACCGGGCGAACGACGTGCTTCGGGCGATGGGGGTCTTCAAGGCCGGGGAGCGAGACTTCCACGCCGAAGAATTCAAGGTCCGCCATAGGGGGCTGCTGGTCGAATTAGGCCGCACCCTCCGGGGGGTGGACAAAGATATCTTCGCTCGGCACCTGAACGCCCAAGTGCATATGTTCTTGGACTACGCGCCGCTCGACGTACGCCCCGTGGCCTTGGTGTCGGACTGGCGGTACCTGAACGAGTACCTGTTCTTGGCCAAGCATCTGGACGCCCAGATCGTGACGGTCGAGATGCAGCGGCCTGGCTACGGGCCGGCGAACGACGAGGAGGCGGGAAGCTTGGCGGACATGATGGCGTCCATGCAGGTCTTGCATACTCGATTGGCGGTTGACCCCGCCGGCGTCCGTGCCGTAGCGTCTGAAATCTACCACATCTACCGATGAAACCTGACAAAGAACAAATCGACCGCCTGGGCTTTGAGGCATGGGCCGATAATAAACTCGTTAACATGATTGAGAATATGCCGAAGGATTGCACGGCGTTAAGTTACCACTTTGACGACATCAGCATCCAGATTAGCCTAGTTGGCAAGGATTCTGTCGGACGAGTCCGCGCTTACGTTCCGGGTTACGGCTGGAAGCATTACGAACGCACGATCCGTCGTGCCTGCTACGACAACTGATGAGCCGCTTCGTCCCTGTATCCTTTGAGAAGTGGGGGGAGATGGTCAAGGCTCGGTCCGACCTCGTCCGCTATAAGGAGATGTGCAACGAGCTGGACGCCGAATGCACCCGCCTCAAGGCCGAGGTCGAGCGGCTGACCAAGGCAGGGGATGCGATGGC